GTTTAGACCTATTTAACGGTATAATTAATCTATTATGGATTATACCTCTATTGTTTTGGCTATTTCTGCCGCCGTATTAAGCGGTATGGGTACGGCAATTGTGGCGGGGCTAAAAGAAAATAAAAGAGAAAAAACAAGAAAGCAAGAGCGGGAACAGGATCATCTTAAATTAGAGATAAAAGACCTTAAAATTGAATTATATAAGCTTGAAAAAGAGCTGACAGACTGGAAGGATAAATATTACTCCTCAATACAGGAATTAATCCAGGTTAAATCAGAGCTTGAGAATGCCCTAGTACAATTAAATATAATTGAATTGCAGGATGTAGACTCGGAATATTAGAAATAGTACAATAGGGTATATGACCTGTATCGTAGCCCTATCTTCTGGGAACAAGGTATTTCTTGGAGGAGATTCTGCCGCATCAGATGAAAAGTCTGGTTTAATACTTCAAACAACAGATCCTAAAGTTTTTAGAGTGGGACAGTTTGGCGTAGGCTTTGTTGATTCTTTTAGAATGGGACAAATTTTACAATACAACTGGACTCCGCCAATTTATAAGCCGACGGCAGGATATAAAAATTTAGATAAATTTATGCGTACTAAGTTTGTTGAATCTGTCAAAGAAGCTTATCAAGAACACGGATATGGAAGATTTGGTACAAGCGCTGGTGAAGATGGCGATGAAGGTGGAATTATAATTATTGCAGTACAAAATACTGGAAGAATATTTATTATGGATGTAGACTATCATGTTGCTGAAGTTGATGTTGAATACCTTGCAGAAGGAAGCGGACAGCAAGTAGCGCTAGGATCTTTATTTTCCACGTCTACAATAAAGACTCCACGAAAGCGTGTAAGAATGGCTCTAGAGGCATCAGCCAAGTTCATAATGAGCGTAAGAGGCCCCTTTACAATTATAGAGGTCTAGGAGTATAATAGACATATGAAGTGGCTGAATCGTTTAGCCGCCCTACTGTTTGGATTAGTTACAGTAGGATTAATAAGAGACTTCCTAGATAAGCATACTGTTATTGTATTTGACAATCAGGAAGAAGATGACAAGGATGAAGAAGTGGACGACATATTAAATCTTAAACCAGATAACTATGATAATGCCATGGATCTTCGTGGAACACCGACTCATGTCTGTGCCTGCGGATGTAACATTTTCAACTTAAAAGTAATTTTTAATGAGAATGAAATCGCAACTTACTTCCTTGACATGGAATGTGCAAATTGCGGCAGTCTTGCTACTGCTCCAACGCCAGTAGACTACATAGAAGGATTAGATAATTGAGAAAATCAGAAAGACTTAGAATTGCAGAATTAGAAATAATTAGACTTACCTACGAAATAGAATATGTAAAAGCCATGTTGTCAGCAATCATTGAGGTTGGCGGAATGAAAGCCCCAGAGATGGATGCTGGAAAATGGTACGCAAAGAAACCAAATAGACCAGATATTCCTAACAACTAGTATTGACGATCTAGTTGTCATTTAGTAGAATAGGCAACATGAATAAAAAACTAATGGCGGCTGTTGTAGCCTTAATTACAACTATCACATCAATCAATATGGTTCAGGCTAATCAGCCTGCTCCTGCAACGGTGGCAATTCTTGATACAGCTTTGAACGCAAATTTACCAGTGTTTAAAGATAGAATTGTTTATGAAGTATGTATTTTAGAATGGAATTCATGCCCAAATGGATCTAATTTTATGGAGGGTCCAGGAGCAGCATATATGCCATTATCACAAATGGTGGCAAATGGCTTTGATCATGGAACTAAAATGGCACATGCATCAGTATCAACTAATCCAAATATTGGAATTGTATTCGTAAGGATTGTTGGAGCCACTTCAACTGGCGTAAGACAGATATACAATGAGGAAACTTTTGTTAAGGCTTTAAATTGGGTAAACGCAAACAAGTCTAAATTTAATATTCAGGCTGTGGCAATCTCTCAAGGACATCATAATTTAGCGCCTTTGGCTAATTATTGCCCAACAACACCAAATACTGTAAGTGCTATATCAACACTTGATTCGTCAGGAGTACCTGTTTTTATTGCTGCTGGTAATATGCGTGATCAAAAGCGTGTATCTTGGCCAGGTTGTATTAGTCAAGCAGTAACTGTATCTGCAACTTCAGTTACGGACGGAATTGCAGTTTATTCTAATTACGATTCTAATATCACAGATATGTTTGCTCTTGGTAGATTAAGACTTATTAATCCTAGTGGATATTTTTTCAACGAAGACGGCACATCTGTTTCGGTACAAGTTGCAGCAGCAGTTTATGTTGGACTTAAATCAAAATATCCTTCATACACAAAACAACAATTATTAGATTTGATTAAATCAAAATCCTACCCAGTAAAAAGTAAAACTATTTCAGGGTATGTTGTAAGCAAGGATATTTTAAATGGCTAATCAAGTCACCGTATTAGAAGGAATAATCGGAGACGTTGCAATTGCGTTATATCAGAAATGGTATAACGCAATGCCATTAGAAGAAAGAAATGAAATGGCAGAAGCAGCTTTGAAGAAAAATGCACAAGAAAGCACATTATTTGTTATCCAAATGTTTATGGATAAATTCAACCAAGCAGCAGAAGAATTAAAAAATCAAGACTAGTATTGACTAGCCTTATACTATTTAGTAAGATAGGACTATGCAAACATTTTTACCAGAGGCGGACTTTGCAAAGACTGCTAAACATTTAGATCGTAAGCGTCTTATTAAGCAAAGCGTAGAAAATCTTCAGGTCCTCAAGTCTCTTGCAGGATATTATAATGAATCAGGCGCATGGGTGAATCATCCAGCCGTCAAAATGTGGGAGGGCCATGAAGATTGGCTGTTCCTATACAATGAAGCCATCGTAAAAGAAATCATTATGCGTGGCTATAAGAATAGTACACGAGATACATTCGACCAGATCTATCAGGAAAATTTCCTTATGCTGGAATCAGATGAGCCTTGGTGGCTAGGAGATGAGCGTGTACATTATTCTCATAAGGGAAGGTTATACGAAAAGGACCCAGAAAAGTACTATTTCTATTCGGAGTTTGCGGACTATCGTGAACTAGGGTATACTTGCTGTGAATCTTGCAGTTACTACTGGCCAACTCATGCGGAGGATACAGATGAATCTAACTAGTGAAACCTTTAGTAAAGCTTTAAATGACAACAAGATACTGATTGTAGATTTTTGGGCGGATTGGTGTGGGCCTTGTTTAAAGGTTGCTCCAATATTAGATGAGATAGCAAGTGAGTACAATGTATCAATTGCTAAAGTTCATGTAGATGAACAACAAGATTTGGCTACAAAGTACGACATATCTACAATACCAACATTAATGGTATTCGAAAATGGAGTACCAGTCAAAAAAGTGGTTGGCGCACAGCCTAAACACAAACTCGTGAAAGAGTTTGAAGGATGGATATAACATTTAGTGAATGGATGACATACGGGATTGAAAAAGGTTGGTGCGGACCCCCAGTATGTTATACCCATGACGGACTACCAATGTCTGAGCAAGAGTTTGCAGAGTTTGATGAAGGTCAAGATCCTTGCATGCATATTGTTCGAATGTACGAAGACATTGAGATGAAACAAAGTATAGAGGATAACCATTCCCCATCAAATTGGCGGAATTCGTACATAAAATAGATTTCTGGTCTACAATGGGTCAGAATAAAAAAGGAGAAAAAATTAAATGAAATCATTTAAGAAAATAGCTCTCGCCATGGTTGCAGCCATGACACTGGGCACCCTTGGAGTGGCACCTGCAAATGCCGCCCCTATGACAGTTGCTTTGACTGTTAATGGTAGCGCCCCTGCAACAGCGGGAACAGCCACAACAACTGCTGTGGAGCTTCCAGTTCCATCAGATAATTCTGTTGATGCTGCTGATGCTCTAAAGTTTGTAGTTACAGTGGATACAGGTACAGCCGTTGCGGTTTCTGCAACAAATGCCTCTATCGTACTTGCAACAGCAACTGCTGCTGCTCCAGTAACTGCTGCTAGTGGATCTGCTTCAACAACAATTGCAACTGGAACAGGAACAACTGCTACATTCTTTGTTTTTACAAAGACCACCGCAGTAGGAACTGTTTCCATTACAAACCAAGGTGAAACTAAGGTTTATTATGTACAAGGTGCAGTCGGAAAGATCAATGATATTTCAGTATCTGGTCTTGACGTCGGTGCTTCTGGTACACAGGTGACGCTAACAGTTACCGCTAAGGATGTATTCGGTAATAAGGTTTCTGGAAAGTCAATTACAGCAGTAGTTGCTAACGGAACTCTTGATACGACAACTGCCACAACTGGCACTGGTCTAGCAGACTTTGGTGCCCGTGATTTTAAGGTTACACTTCCAACCAATGGTTCGGCTGCTGTAATTTTTTCAGTCACAAACTCTGCTGATTTGGCAACTGCTGTAACTGGTTTTAATACCATTACTTCATCTGTTGCAAAGAATATTGCAGTTCGTGACCTTGCTGCAGAACTTACTGCTGCGCTTGCTGCCAAGGCTACTGCTGAGGCTGCTTTAGCAACAGAGAAGTCTGCTCGTGCTGCCGACGCTGCTGCTGCTGCAACTGCTGCTGCAACTGCCAAGGCTACTGCTGATGCAGAAATTGCAACACTTAAGGCAGAGGTTGCAACACTTAAGGCTAATGCAGTAACCGCTAAGCTTGCTGCTGATAAAGCCCTATCCGATGCCGTTGCTGCTAAAGATGCTGAAATTGCAAAATTAAAAGCAGATAACTCTGCTGCTCTTGATGCAATTAAAAAGGCATTCAATGCACTTGCTGCAAAATGGAATAAGGCTAATCCAAAAGCCAAGGTTGCTCTCGTAAAGTAATCTAATTAAATACTGGGGCAGGACTGAGGTCTTGCCCCTTTATTTTATAAATGATAGAATAATATGGTGGAAGAATACTTACAAGAAAAAGTCCGACGGGACATAATAAAAGAAATAAGTAATCTTGAACTTCCAAATGAATGGAAGCCACAACAAGTGATTGATTATATAATCAGAAAGATAAATAAAAAATAATGTGGAATAAAATAAAGAATTGGTTACTTCCAAAAGGGGAAGAGTTTCAATATAATGTATTAGTTCAGGCTGAACCTGAAAGAAAGGTGGTAGTCGTGAAGAAAGCCGCAGCAAAGAAGCCAGCAGCCAAGAAGAAGGCTCCTGCAAAGAAGTCTCCTGCAAAGAAGACTGTCAAGAAGTCAACACCAAAGAAGAAGTAAATGGGAAAACATCACGATAAAATAGCGGCATCGTTGGAGATCCGACGTAGGAATCATAAGGGTCCAGGCGGTAAAGTTCCAGGGTCTATGAATAAAAAGAAGACTGGATATAATCGTGTGAAGGCCAAAAAGTCGTAGCAATGGAATATAAAGAGCAGTGTGAAATGAAGGGTTGCGAAAATGAGGCTACCCGAATTACTAGCACCGAAACTAAATATATAGTTATTTGCAATGATTGTTGGCACGAAATGTACAAAAACTAGGATAGCATGATACAGAAATTAGCGGATATGGTCTGGGGGGTAGTAGAAAAGCTCTACTCCCTTCCAGATGACATATTTGATTTCGAAGATGATGAAAATGCTATAATAGATGAATGAGCGGCTTTCTAGACCCGCTTAAATACAACCTATAGGAGAAATAAAATGGACGGAATTAATCTAACTGGTTTCAACCAGACAGGTGAGCAGTCGGGATCCAATAATCTTGATCTTAACCCAACAGGACAACAGCCAGCAGCAGCTTTCCCAGCGAAAGATGTATCAAACCAAGCAACAGCACAAGGTCCTAAGTAATATGTGCGTTGAATGTGGATGCGAAAACGTCGGTAGCCAAACAGGAATGGCAAAGATTCCTGGCGGCATGCTAGATGTTACAAGGGATGGAGAAGCAGGTCTTACCCTAAATATGACTGCAACTCCAGAACAAAGAGAAAGATTTATTAATGAATAATGGTACAGGAATGGAGACTCCTCCAAACAGCCAACCATCAGGTGCTGTAACTTCTCAAGAAGCAACGAGGAAAAATCCAAGTCAAGGTAGATTTAAGTCTGGAATCCAGGATAAGAGAACTATGAAAATAGATCGCAATCGTCATGGTATCCGCAGAGAAACTACCGTAGGTCCGAAGAAAAGCAGACCTAAGAAAGTATAAAGGATTCCCCCGCTAATGGCCTTTGGTTGTGGTGGGGGAACTTATTATGTGTAAAGAATGTGGTAATTGTAGCAAAGAGCACGATAAAACAATCGATGACTCTATAGATGTAACGGAAGCGTTAGGTTTATAATGGATTTGCAGGCGGCAGAAACAGCTCACAAAAGAGATGATAAGGCGGAAGTAAAAAAGGATTGGGCATGTCCTTGTAATGGATGTGCAAAGGCGGTAAAGCAAGAGCGGAAAAGAATATTAGATGAACTTGATAAAATAGATACAGTTAAACTTAATGGATTAGGAATGAAGATCCTAGTTCAAGAAATGCTTACCGCAGGGAATAAAAAGAAATGAAAAAATATCTATTTAGATGTAAGACATGCAATACTATTATGTCCATTGAAACAGAGCTTGAAGATAGCAAAATTCATTTAGTTCCACCATGTCCATGCGGAAAGTCAAGAATGGACTGGCTGGGCTCGGATGCATACAAATACGGCGTGTAGACACGTCTACGAAATTATAGGAGAGCCTATCTGCCCAGATTGCGGTAGAGATACTCACGAGACAGATGGGGCCCTCCACGCCCGTTTATTCAAGGAGTACTACGACTCAGACGCACCTAAAGCCTACAAATGCCCCATAGAAGGCGGCACAATACGTGGCTGGTGGTCTATCTAACTATTGACCTATTCAAATATATATTATATACTACTCAATACGCTCAAAAGTGAAGCGGCAAGTGCGGCGAAAGAGAGAACATGTTCGATTATAAATCGGCAATGGAATCGGGCCATGCCTTCAATAAGATCGTCGCTATGCGACTAGAATCAGAAGGAATATCGGCGGAAGTTCCAGAGTTCTCATTTGCTCAATCAAAGGAAGAAATAAAGGACTATACTCTCAACGATAAGGATGTAATTGTCGGAGATAATGTCATTGAGGTCAAGAGTCGTAATCTTTCATTTGGCGATAACCCAGATTCATTTCCATATGATGATTTGATCATAGATACAGTTTCAGGATATGAGGCAAAAGATCCAAAGCCAATTGCCTATGTTATGGTTAGTCAGGTAACAGGTGGCATGTTTATATTTCCTACAGCCTTTGCCAAATCTTGGCGGGTGGAGAGAAAATATGACAGATATCGCAAGCATGAAGATAACTTCTATTTAGCTCCAAAGACATTTGCTAGGCCTTTTAGTCAACTAATAAATAAGTTAAAGGAAACAAATGTCTAAGTGGATGTGGTATGACTTTTTCGGACGAGAATGGCAGGGATTTTGCGCTTCCTGTCGTAAAGAGCTATTTGCGCCCACTAGGGCAGATTTTATAACCAATCGGTTATATCATACGAGAAATGAATGTGGAGGCGGATATTGAGAAACTTTCTTGATGATTCGATTGTAGAGCATAAATCAAGACCACCTTTGAGATGGATCGCAAATTGGGCGGGATCAATAGCGTCCAAGAATATGCTAGAGCTATCCTATATGGAAGATGAAGGCTTAGATAAAGGATTTAGATATAAGTATTATGGATGGCTATGGGATACATTCTGGCCAATCTACAGCAAATACGGAACCTTCTATAGGTTAAATATGGACATGTCTGGTCCTGGCTGGGATGACTATGATGAGAATGGAGTTCCATACTGGGAAAAGACTGGGACGGTAGACCCAGATTATGACTATGATGAATTTCACTGGGACTATATCGATGAAGAGACAGGCGATGCATTTAAGGTAATAAATTTTGGCG